GAGACACATGGGCTAAGCTCTCAGAACGATTGGTAGAAGATGTATGTGGAACACGTTGGGGGGCTCTTCCTCAGTTGATGTCTTCCGGAGATCGTGCCCAACTCACAGAGTATATTAAGCAGATGAAATTTATGCCCGGTGGTCGTTATCTGTATTACGCAGGTCGTCCCTTCAAAGCATATAATAACTGTTTCCTTCTTCGTGCTGAAGAAGATACACGAGAAGAGTGGAGTAATGTAACATGGAGAGCAATGTCCTGTCTTATGACTGGAGGAGGAATTGGAATTGATTACTCACGACTCCGTGCCAGCGGGAAAGCTCTTAGTCGAACTGGTGGAACTGCGTCTGGACCTCTACCTCTTATGTACGCTATTAATGAGATCGGGAGAAATGTCATGCAGGGTGGATCGAGAAGATCTGCAATCTATGCTTCTCTTAATTGGAAACATGAAGACATTGACAAATTCCTTGTTAGTAAAAACTGGAACGCATTAACTCGTGAACAGAAGACGGAAGACTTCAATTACCCAGCTCCTCTTGACATGACCAACATCTCTGTAAACTATGATGATGTAGCTCTTGTAGGTGGTCTAGAGAACAATCCAATCTTTAAACAGAATGTACGACAAGCTCTTGAATCTGGTGAACCCGGCTTCTCTTTCAACTTTGGAGATAAACAGAATGAAACATTACGAAACGCTTGCACAGAGGTTACGAGTGAAGATGACTCTGACGTTTGTAATCTTGGCTCAATCAATCTCGGTAATATTAGCTCTCTGGAAGAGTTCAGGAGTGTTGTTTCTCTCGCATCCAAATTCCTTGTCTGTGGCACTCTTAGAGCCGACCTCCCCGGAAGATTGAGAACAGCATATTCAGGAGTTGCTGTTCCCATTCGGAATGACATAGCATCATTCTGATATTTATTCAAATCATTCATTCGTATTTCTTATTTAAGTATTCAAGGGAGACAGGCATTAGATCGAAAGAACCATTATGCACTTCATGCAAAACCAGAAATCCTCTCCAGTGTTTGTTACCCTGCGGTCCCATATACGCTTCATCGTGTTCATAACAACTCCCTGCAATAATAGAGGTGAGACGTGTACCATCTGCTCTGTGTGCTGTAGCAATCTGTAATCCTTGTTGATGTCCAGCAATACAAGATTGGTGCTGTTTATTCATCTGAGCTTGAGCAGTTGTAGAAGGACGACCAGCAACACCTGTAACGAAATAGTGAGAGAATGCAATACCATTAATTGTTACCACTTCTAGGAATGGATAGACACTGTCCCAATATGTATGATATTGTAAGTCATTAACACTAATAAGTCCTTCTAGCTTTGGATCGTTGTTAACTGCTCTGTCAATTCGATTTTCGTGGTTCCCTAGTGTAAGAACTTTGAAAGGGGAATACACTTTCTGTTTATTACGTCGTTGCTGATGTTGTAATTCAAATAAAGGACCGAACAACTTCTTCTGAGCTGCTACAACTGAGATAACATCTTTAGAATATCGTCGTCCTTCAAAAGCTTTCTTACCTACATCGTAAGAAGACAAACTAGGCATGTCTGCAAAATCTCCAAGACAGACAACAACATCAGGGCGCTTGTCACAAATATATTGTCCAATCTTATGTAGGTATTCTATATCTACACCATCTTTTACCTGACAGTCAGGGATAACTAAAATCTTTTTATTCATTAATATTTCCTAGAAGAGCTTGGGTTGATACAGGGAATAATTCTAACAATTTACCATAGATTGGTTTTGCAATTTCTTCATTCTCTTTCTGAGCATGAGAATCAAGACGCAACTTACAGATACGAGAGAAGAATAACAAGCTTCCTGTCCATACCCAAGTTGTCATCATATTTTGAGACAATCCCATCCTTGCTTGTTCGGGGCAAACATTATTTGCAAGAAGCTCTTCATAAGCTAGAACAGTTTGGATCGTACTAGACACGACTACATCTTTAGGTGATACATCAACATCAATACGTTCGACGGTTTCTGTAGCACTACTCCCTTGTTTAACATTGTCAGATTTGGCACGAAAGATACTAGGAATATAGAAATCGGGCTCTGAATCAACATATCTCCGACTTACTTCTGACCAACCATCACCAATAACAGACTCACTGAGATGCCCACCTACATGACTTTTCCAAAGTTGTCTTGCTAAGAATAAAGGAGCTGTTACACGGAATGTAAGCATACAGTGAGTAAAAGGAGCAAAGTGCTTCTCTTTATCTAGAGAAGATACGAGATGCTTAATCTTTTCAATATCTGTCTCTTTTGCAATCTCTTTAATAACTAAATCATACTCTTTACTCATCATCCCACGAGCAAGGAATTCTATTAGGGATTTTTCTCTTTCTTTTGAGTAACTCTCTTCAGAGCTGTTGAAACTAGCACGTGCTGCATCTACAACACGTCTGTCATTTCCCATTGAATCAATAAATTCAACTTGAATATCTGCTACTTTCAAAGGATGCTCCCAAGATAAATTGCTGCTACATAAGAGAGAAGAGAGAGTACAAAAGATGTATTAATAGCATATCTCTCAGACTCTTCTAAATAGAGGGCAATACAGCCTACACTTCCCATGTATGTGACAGTAATTAGGCACATACAAATAAAGATCATCATTGTTTATTATCCCGTTCGTAAATAGCTTGTTTCAAATACACAGCAGCATCAAGAATTTCTTCATATGCATCTTTAAGAGCATCACGACCATTAAATGGTTGGAGAGCTGTCTGGTATTTAGAGATACCAAATTCATTTCGATGATTCATATCAATAATTACTAGCTTCCAAATCTCAGGAAACTTATTAGGAATAGGGAGAGGTTGCCCCCATTCTGTATTCTCTTCGAAGACAGGAGTGAATACGTGCCCTTGTAGTAAGGCTTGCCGTTCGTAAGCTGCATCAAGACAACTTGGTTTGTTTGCAAAATGTGGCATATTATTGTGTTGTAAGTTTGAAACCACGTTCATTCATAGTTTCAGTAAATTTATTCTTTACGTCTTCACGTTCATCAGTAGGGATTTGTTGGAAATACCCAAGAATCAATGCTGCTCCTTTAGCGTTAATACGTTGATCTTCAGAATTATCTTGGGCTAGATTTGCCAAGACAATAGCACGATTACGAGTTTTGAGAATGTAATCAGGAATATCAGTGAATAGGCAGAAGCCTTTGTATGCTGTACGTTTGAATTCTTCAATCATTTATTTTCCTTCTTGATGATAGCTCGTTCGCTATTTTCTTGCTTAGATATCTTCTTGTGGCACGGCTTGCAAACAACTTCAAGGTGCTCTGCTTCGCAGAACATACGATCTATTACAGCGTCCCAATTATCAAACCCTGTAACTGGTACAACAGGGATGATGTGATTGACTTCTACTTGTTTAGCTGGAAAGCTGTCTTTGCAACAATTGCATGTATAAAATTTAGCTAGACGCCCTGATGCTGGATTTACTTTCTGTCCAACACATGCGTTATTAAGTGTGAGATATTTTGGAGGCCAGCGTTGAGATGCTGAACGTAAAGCACTCTTAACAAAACTGTTATATCGAGCAACTGTCCAATCACCATTACAGTACTTACGCATCAGGAGGAAATTCCCACAACACTACTGTACCATCTTCATTTAATTCTCTTGTCATATGTAGAAGCCTTCCTTGTTCTAATAATCTTGTATCTCCATTAACATCGCCATAGAGCCCTCTGTAAGCCCCTCTAACAGCTTTAAATGCTTCTTGGCTATCCTTGCATTCCTTTAGTATTTCAAAGGCTTTAACAGGCCCTGTCTTGCCTCCTAGCCCCGGTATGCTGTCTACAGAATCTCCTGTTAAACATTGTGAATAGAAAAACATATCACCTACGCCTTCAATCTTCTTTCTATTTTCTGAGATCTTAATCCATCCATCTTTCGTAATAAATTCTGGACCAAATGAAGGTTGATTTCCTAGCTCCCAAGAGAAGAACCATCCGGGAATATTTTTCAAATCTTTATCGCGTGAGCAGATAATTGTTGGTATCTGTTGTGCTAACATTTCTGTTTGCTTAATAGACATTACATCATCTGCTTCCATTCCTTCAGAAACAATCACATGGTATTTGTTAAGCATATACGCTGTGATGTTCTTGAAGTGCCAAGGCTTATTACTTGCACGATCTTTGTAAGGCTGTGTTACAGCAATCTCATTTCTGAAATTACCCTTACCTGTTAGGAATAGAATGGGAGGAGCCGTAGCCCCAACCATTGCACAGATGTTATTGATGCGTTCATCTAGAAGCTGTGCTACATAATCAAATGGAACAAATCCTTCCGATTGCCATCCTGTCTCCGCTGCCGCACCTACTTCATACCTTAAAATATCTGCGTCAATGAGGGGCAACATGTCTGGCAAACTCTTTATGATATTTATTACGTGCTTCTGTAGCAACAAACTCTGCAAATTCCAAATCCTGATATGATCCTAGATACATTTCTTTATTGTCTTTTTGGATTTTCACCATAAAATCTTTCCCATTAGGATATACATTACGTACAGATGATGCAGTTTTCTTTGTTGAGAAACTGTTACACATATTCTCTCCATTAGATGCTTTCCTAAGATTGCACCAACGATTATCTGAACGTACCATGTTAATATGATCCACAAACTTATCTGGAAAAGCCCCAGTCATGTACAGGAATGCAAGACGATGAGCTAAGTACTTCTTATTAAGGATACTAATTTCCCAATATCCTCCGATATGAGCATTTCCGGCAACATCTCCAATTCTAACACTATTACTTGTAACAACTTTTCTAGTAAAGACCCCGGTTAAAGGGTCATATTCTAGAAGTTCTTTTAGAACATCTTGTGTTAACATTTAATACGGAAGGTCGTCTTCATCAATATCTTCTTCCACTTGGGGCTTAGGAGGAACTTTCTTAGCGACTTTTGGTGCATCTGGCGCTTTCTTAGCACCCCCATCATCCAATAGCTCTTGCAACGGACTGTTTGCATAATTCAAATTACCTTTAATCTTAGTCTGAATCCACTCAGGAAGACTGTTGAATACCTCCAAATCTGGAGCATCCAAATCGAATGTCTTAGCAGGGTTGATAAGCTCAGGGCAAGCTTGAGCATCACGAGGACGCATTGTGCTTACATTACCTACATTGTCATAAATCTTATCACCTACAGCGTTATTCACTACAGCAATGTTAATTGCCATACCTACAGCTTTAGCAAAGTCTCCATCGAATTCATCTTTAGGATCGAATGCGTTATACCGTTGTGTACTCTTAGCTTTGTCAGCAAACAATCCGTAGAAGGGAAGAGTTTCAGAAATCCAACGAGGCTTATCTGCTATGTCTTCGCCTTGTGCGTCCTTCATAAACTCGTCAACCAATTCATAGGTAAGCATCAACTCTTGAACAGGAGGTTTGTCCTTACCCTTATAAGGTTTCTGTGGTTGAAGTCCCAAGTCAATTAGTTGGACTAGACGTGCTGGATAATTACCAGCTTCGATATTCTCTTGAACGATAAAATTCTTATTACCGCCAACCTTCTTTGCATTTAAAGCCATTGTAATTCCTTAGTTAAATTATTCAGTTACGAAAAGTTTGAGACTGCCAACAGCGCTCATTGGGTAGACGTGCTGGGTGTCATCATGAAGCTGAACAATCAAAAAGGGACCATTCAAAGAATACCCTTTAATATCCTCAAAGATAATAACACTACCATCTGGGTAGTTAATATCAATGTTCTGCTTTTTACCTTTAAATTGTTCCATAATTTGCTCTTGTCCTGTTTGTTTCTTTGTCATACTTATTCCTTCGATTTGATTTTAGATTGTTGATGTTTACGTCCTGGACCTTTTTTAGTGTATTGTGGGAGCTTTTGAGAACCTACAGAGTACATTAATGCAATGTCAATACCGAGAGATAGGTAGAGTTGTTGTGCTGTATTACGTTGTAACATATTTATTCCTTGTATTGATTATCCAAATTTTTTCTTCAGTGCTTCGTATTGCTTACGTTCATATTCTAAGGAACGTCTACTGTTACGCTGCTCATTACCGATACGTCGTTCTTCTTCTTCTTTTGTTTCTTCTCGTTTATGCTCGATTACAATAGAGGTATACATATCCCCATATTCTTCATAAGAAGAGATATTTAGGACAGAGTTTTCTCCATATTTCAAGATAGCCTCTTCAATACGCTGTTTACTTTTAAAAAGGGTTTCATTTCCAAAATTTGAAAAATCAGATTCAACAGTAATTAACATATTTATTCCGAGATAAGTTTATGAAGTTTGGCTGCAATAGTATTTGCTTTATCCGATTCTGACAGAGAATCTTTCTCGCTGCTTAAAGCATTAATGCTGATAACACGTTGTTGATTAGCTTTTTCAAGCATTTCTGTGGAAAGTTCTTCTAAGTCTTGAATCGTTTGATGGAAAGAAGAGAGAATACCATCTACTGATTTAGATTTCTTAACTGATTTACTGAATAACATATGTTCCTTAGTGGATTAAGAACCAATCGGTTCCTTGCTTACCCTGTCCTACATGAGGACATTTAATTTTAAAGAATGCTCCTGCCCAAACAATAGCATCTTCACTTTCTTTCTGAACAATGTCTGCAATACCTATGTCACATTCCACTGTGAATTCATCGTGATAAAAACAAACTGTTCCGTATTCCTTACCATAAGCATATCCAAGCCTGTCCATACGAATATGAAATCTGTTGTATGCAGCAGTCATCATAATTGCTTCATCAGATTGCAATAGATACACTAATATCTGATGCTCACTTGGTACACGAATAGGTCGTCCATCTAGTCCAGTAATTACGCCATCAAAATACTCCATTCTATTAAATTTAGGATTGAATCGTTGTCTTGCTGTCTGTTTCCATTCAGCAATAAGACGTTCCATAAGCTCTTCAAGACCATCAAGTCCTTTATAAAGACGCGCTCTAAGCTCCTTGCCATTACCTATTTGCTTTGCTGTCTTCCCTAGTTTAACATCTCCTCCTCCAAAGAGTAGACAATACATAACATTCTTCGCTAGGTCTCTGCTTTCAAGCTCTCCAATCTTCATCGTCATAGAGTGGTTGTCTGTGCCTTTGGACTTATCTCCATTGCACAATGCATCAATGTACGCCTTACCACCCATTCTCCCAGCAAGCATACGAAGCTGACAGCCATCAGAATCTGTACCTACAAGAACTTTCCCTTTAGGAGCTGTAAATATCTGACGCATTTGCTTTCCATAGAAGCTTCCTGCTTTAGGGATGTTGACGATGTTTCTGTGTGTGGCTCGTCCTGTAACGGCAAGTGTATTGACGACCGAAGAAATTCGTCCATCTTCTCGGATGAGATTAATGAGTCCTTCAATACTGCTTCTTCGATGTCTACACTGTACTCTTTTAGCAACAAGCTTTCCGATTTTTCCCTCAATCCCTTCAAAAGGATCATCCTTCGATAGCTTAGGGCTCGTTCTCTCTCCATCATCATTTGTATTCCATTCTAATGGTTCCCATCCAGATGCTAATAAATATTCTTTAGTTTCATTTCCGCTGTCTAAATTCGCTGTCCGAAAAGAGATACGAGAATAACAGCCAACAACGGGACAATCATCAATGTTAAGATTATTAGCAATGCACCACTTACTAGTCGCTTCAGAGTACTTTCCTGATTTAAGAAATGGTTTTTTGACATAATTGTATTCACCTTTTAGTTTAGTTTCTTCTACCTCCAATATCAAAGGAAGCTTAGGAACAATGACACTATCTATTCGTTCAATCCACTTAGTGAGTTGTCTGACACAGAAATCCATATGAGGACGATCGACAAGCCAACCAAATGCCTCTTGCTTCTGTAAGTTCTCAAACAGCTTGAACGAAAGGAGGAATGCATTCTTCCACTTACCTCCTTCAGCTTCTTTCAGCAACTCATAATACGTGAGTTCTAAAATCTCTACGTCTTCGGAGCATCTGTGTAGCATCTCAGGAGAATAGTTCTCCCAATCATCATGGTCTGGTTTACCTCTACCAACACGATAGCCCCATGATTTGATACTATGTGGTCCTGTTTTCTTATCAGGACATTGATATGGAACAATACGTTTGGGATTTAGAAGTCTACTCATAACAAGAGTATCAACTTTTTTACCCTTATACGTATAGTTAAACATCTTCTTCAAAAGAGGCCAGTCATACCCTATTCCATTATGCATTATTAATACATCAACAGTATCAAGAAACTCAAGCATCTCCTGCATTTGTGTTGGTTTGAATTTAAATACTTCTTTAGTATTCATATCCTTAAATACACCGCAATGAACTTTAGTTACTTTAGGTAGAAGATTATTTGCCTCTAAATCACCAAAACATATTCTCATTTAAACCCTTTGATTACTCTCCATACAAATCTTTCAATTCATTCCTAAATCTCAGAATGATCTGATGCACTTGAGAATACGTATGAGAAGTGATGACGCTAATATCTTTAGCTGTATACTCTTGATGAAAATATAACATCAACACTTCAATCTGAACAAGAGATTTTGTCTCAATAAGTTCAAAGATTTGAACCATAACTCGTGAAGGATACATTTGACAGGGTGTACCGTCTCCCTCATCTTCTTCGTACTCTGCTGCTGAATAGCCTTTCTCAGAATTCTTATACTCCTTGAGTGTATTGTTGAGGATTGTACTGAACCAATTATCAAAATTCTTACCGTCAAAGCTTCGATGATATTTCAAAGCACGATAGTAGCTCTCTTGAACAATATCTTCAGCAGCAGCAGGACTTCCAGCCCTGTAGGACATACGTTTTACAAGACGTTGCCGATTGTCTCTGAAGTGTTTTTCAATCATAGGAATCATCTAATACCTCTTTTTCTTCTCTTTCTCGACAAAGATTCCAATGTTTTGTCCAATATCTTTGTGTTTCTTCAGATAAATCACCCCAAGGAATAGCATCTCTATAATCTTTTGACTGTTCATCGTAATACTTACGTGCTGATTTGAATTTCATTGATGCCTTTTAACACTTCATATACACGGAGGTTTTGTGGAGGATACCAGAAAGAAAGACATTTAAGCATCTTTCTTGCTTCTTCTATGTTGTTATAAGAAGATGTTAATGGCTTCCAACCTTGTTGGTTGTCATATGCTTCAACTTGCCAACCAATTCCATTTACTGTTTTAGATTTCATTAAAGAGCCCTGTGTTGGAGTCCCAGTAAAGACCATATCGTCCTGTCTGTCCAAATTCTCGATCTTCAAGAAGGATCAGTGTTCTCATATTTCTTTCTTCAGGTTTAAGTCCCGGATCACGGTTTCCCTGAAGTCCCAACATAATATTGCAGCTTCTTGCCATTGCTCTTGAGCCAGCAAATTGGCTAGATAGCACTTCACCACCACGTTCATGCGGCGCTCCTCCGTCAGGATTACGTAAGTGACAAAATATGAAGATAACCACGTTGAGGTCCAAAGCCATCGCGCTAAGTTCTTGAGCGATTTCTTGCAGTTTTGTATTAGCATCTGCTGCTGCCATTCCGTTAGTAAAATTGGTGATTGGATCAATTATGATAGCTTTACAGCCTTCTAAGGCGGCTTGTCTAATGTCTCCTTTAAGTGTATTGAAATCAACGTGCTGGTACAGATTGAGCATATAAAGATTATTCCGAAGAACATCTCCAGCCTTGTCATACGCTCCCATATCAAAGGGCTTAGTAGGGTCATGGAAAAACTTACCGACGAGCTTACCAGCAACCAATTTATAGGTTTTGTTATTAGCCTCTTCAGGCTTAATGAGGAAGACTTTCCATCCATGTTCTTTAATAAAGTGGGCAGCTAGCGTATTAACTACTTCACTCTTTCCTTGTTTTTGTCCGGCACCAATATAGATTGTCTCTCCTAATCGAATACCTCGTGTAGCATCTGTAATATGCTTCCAAGGCCAAGAGACACCGAAGACGGCTGGTTCCTTCGCTGCTTCATGTAAATCATTACCAGAGACAAGTCGTGTGTTCTTAGGCTTCTGTGCATTGAATTGACAAGCATTGTAGCAAGCCTTAGAACGTCCTTGAATCAAACATTCATTAGCATCCTTTGCTGGGAGGATAGCAACCATAGCATCAGGAATGATACGTATTACTTCCTCTGCTGCCTTCTTACCAGCAGCATCCATATCAAATACTAGAATGATTTCTTTAAAGGTTTGTCGAATATCTTTGATAGCCTTTCCCAGCTCTTTAGCAGCACCACTAGCACCATGCGCCAGAGATACAATCGCAGGATTGAGGTCAGCATAGGGACCACCTTTATTGTGATCTTTAAATATTTGAAACAAAGCGACAGCATCAAGTTCACCTTCTGTAATAAAGAGTTTCTTACCACCAGCCTGAATTGCTCTATTCCATCCAAAGAGATTCACATCCTTAGTGTCTCCAATGCTCCACATACGCTTGTCTTCGATTAAGCGTACTTTATAACCCTTTAGAATCTCATCTTTGTAATAAGGATAGTAATGGGAAACAGGAGTTGTTCCGTCTTGCTCAGATACACCAATCTTAATGTCAAAGTGTTCCAAATACTCCTTACGAAGTTTTCTCTCTGGAAGCCCTACACATTTAAAATCACCAACTTCTTCAATCTCTTCTTGAATTTGTTCTGGTGTTTTAATAATACGTAGGGGTTTATAGCCTTTTGGTTTGTCATGGTATGGATCATCCACATGCTTACCGCAAGCGAAGCAATGTCCGTCGAATGTTCCATCCTCCTTCAGGAACACTTGTAAGCCATTACGAGAACCACATTCAGGATGTCCTATTTTTTCAATGCACTGTCCCTTACTCATTTTTTTCCTTATCAAACATTTTTAATAAGTTTTCTTTCCAAGCTTCTGATTCTTGCGGCACTGCCACTTGCTGCGCCTTCAGATCAATGATCTGTTTTTGCAGCTCCACCTGATTACTCAGATTTTCTCTTTGATCTGCGCGCCATCCTTCAATTTCTTGCGCATCAGCAGCCAGCATGCCCATTGCATCGGAAACAAGGCGAATTGAGTCAATTCCAGCATCACCGTGCTTCATCCGATCAACCACGATTGCAAGCTTCTCAATTAGTGCCGCACGCTCAGCCGGTAAAGGCGAGGTAGCTGATGCAGGGCGGGTGAATAGCGGAGTCCATCCGTAAAGCTTGGCGTTTTCTGTATTTTCCCAAACTAAATTACCGGCTTGTGTGATCCTTGCCACAGGCTCCACGCTCTGCGCTTCTGCCTGCTTGATGGCAGCGGTCAATGAATCAATGATTGCTTTATCAAGATACGCATCTACGGCACTCTCAAGGCGAACAATTGCCTGCTTCATCGCTTCGATTGTTGATTTCATTTTTTAGTACTTTTCTGAAAATATCTCATTGCACAATGACGACTGTAATCAAGACAGAATGTGGTGGATAAGTACCCTAATGTAAATACCTTTACAAAACCATCAATAATGCAACAAAGTCCAAAGACAACTGCCGATCCCTTACCAGAGGGACTTCGATTGATATAGAGGCTCATTTCTGGTTCTTTCCATTATATTCTTGATCAACAAGAGGTCGGAATAAAGCTGCTACTTTGTGGGTACGTTTCTGCATTTTAGAAACAGAATTAATAAAGTCTTCTAAAATTTTATGAGGAGGACAAGGACTGAATGGGACATTCCTACTTGTGTAATTGTCCATATTTTTTAGAGCTTTTTTAGCCCCTTCTACGTCTAATTGTTCAAAATCTCTAATATCAATACCTGAAATCATGATTATTCCTTAAAATGATTGATGATAGCTTCTGAATACTGGTCAATAGTTTTTCCTTCCATTCCGGGGGCACTGTTAACTTCTAAGAGAAACCAATAATCTGATGGCTTATGGTAGGCAATGTCAACACCAACAATATCTGAGGATGTAATCTTTGCTGCTTCCTTAGCCATAGTAATAGCATCCTCATGAAGGGCTTCTAAAGGCTCACAGAAGACATAACCATTGTCATGACTACGTACCCTACCATCTCGTCCTTCAGGCTTGATATAGTCCTTTTTAAGACGTTTCTCACGAATACAAACAACCTCTCCTTTAAAGAGATTGATACGATATTCGTTTGTCTTCTTTCTATAGGCTACATATACAGGAGCATCAACTAATTGCTCAACAGTGTCAGCAATGACAATCCCTTTTCCACTCTTGCTACGGAGAAGAGTACGACAAACAATAGCCTCAACACCATTATTAATCCATACTTTTGCTTCTTGTTTTGACTCAGTAAAACAAGGAAAGTTCAATCCATTTTCACGAAAGAATTTATATTGTGTAAGTTTATCTCGTTGATCTCCATAAATAATATTTTCTTTCTTATCTCGCCGCTGTGTACTACGAAAAATCTTATAACCTAAGAGTGCAGAAAGATGGTCTGCTAAGAGTTTAGCAGAAAGAGATTTGATGTTTGAACAAACAATACGAATTTTCATTTAAAACCTTCTGTTATTGAAATAGTACAGCGGGAAGGGGGTTAGGTATTTGACGTTTATTGATAATAATACGTTTAAAAGGAGCTGCTTCTGGGGCACCCCAATCTACTTTAGCTATGGCAATAGGTATGTCTCGATTTTTACCTTCCGTATAAGCGAATGGAAGATCAAGAGTTAGTGAGAAATTCCTTTGAATACTTCTTGTAGTTTCTTGAGAATACAAATCTTTTGCCTCTTCTTCTAACACAGAATAGAAGAATGCGTCTGCTTCTTTTTGTGTATAGAATGTAAAAATATCAGAAGGGTTATCAAACTTAATTGCAAACTCCTTAATTTTATTTAGGATTTTACACCATGTGGTGATACGATCTACGTCCAGATTCCCTTGTAAAGCACGAAACTCAAGGCTTCCATACTTAGACAATGCTTCGATATTAATTGCAGCATATCGCATATTATCTCGTGGAATGCGACGAAGACCTCCTTCACCCATACGGAACAACTCTCTAAGCATCTCTACCATACCTTCTGCATCCTCAATACGTAGGCAGAAACGATTTCCTTTACGAGATTCTCCACAAAAATCCATGAGAGGAGCTTCAATAAGAAGGTACGTATAAATCATATTTAGAATCTGATTATACGTTAAGTCTTGGACATTCACATGGACATGAACGCTAGTACGGAAAGAGAATTCTAATACCGATTGGTTTGCTTCCAATTTCTTTTTCAAGTATGCAAGGAGTTTCTTGACATACTGTAGTTTCACTGGCTTCTTCATTACGTATTCAATACCATTTCGTAATGAATTGTCTGCTTCAGAAACCCAATAATTGTCCTGAATATTAAGAAGATTTCTACCTTCTACTTCAATTTCAATTCCAAATGTTCCATCTTGACGATCAAGATTGAGGAGTTCCGTAAGTTTTTTCATGGTTGTTATCCAATAGTGTGATGAGTTGCTCGTTACCTTTTGAGAATTTGATATTGTAAACCGATGGTTTTACATCTTTATCTAATACTCCAACTGCTCTTGTTTTATAATGAATCTCTCTGTTGCTGTCAATTGCAAATTGATGATCGAAAGCAACTGCTGAATGATCTTTAGAAACCATCTTAACAGCTTCTTCAAAAGAAGGATAGTTGTTATCCATTGCATCAGCAATGCCTTCTGATGAAAATTGGAGAGCACATTCAAGAGTTGCTGCTCGTCCTTTTGGATATTCCAAATTAAGGTAGAAACACTCAGTATTACTTTTAGAAATACCAATTTGCATCTTCCGAAAAGGTGAACGTGTTATAAAAACAACAGATCCCATGATGTTAACCATCCCAATACGTCGTGCTGGGGGCTTAAAATCTTCAAAATTGAATTCAACTGTAGAACTCTTTTGCTTTTTCAGATCAAAAATACAGAATTTTCCAGCATCAGTAATACGTTCAACATGAACAGGATTGTCTTTATAGAGCACAACCGTCTTTAGGTATTGTTGTACCTTATCTGCATGAGAGAGCTCAACCATAACAAATCTCGATTTTTTCTGCTTTGATGATAGCTGCTGCTTTAGCTACATCACTTGTGTTAATAATTTCTTGAATATCCCCATAACGAGTGACAAGATTATTACCTTTCATAACTTCTTGAACACCTTTAACAGCGTTACGGAACACCCAACGCATAAGCTTCTCACTCTTTAGCCAAGCATTAGAGAGGGTACGATATTCAACACCGTAAGACTTGTAACGTACAGCTCCAGCTTTCCCATACATTTCTCGGCGTTGTGTCTCATTGTCATACATGAGGCTAGGGAGACCTAGATAGAAATCAAGCTGACGTGCAATAATGTTGCAATTGTTGATATGGAGTTGTTCATGAATGTCTTGATCGGATGTAAACCCCACATGGATGTGACCACTAGCAGTACGCATTGGACGATTACCATCAGGACGAGGGTTGCAGCCCCCTGTCCAAGCGTTGTAATCAGGCTCACAACCAAGCTCTAATGCTTCTTCTGGCTGCTGTTTCATCACGTCAGCTTCAAAATGTGCTACAGGACTAATCACCACATCATATGTAGGTACCATCAATACCATTTGATTGAACA